AATCCTGCCTCTGGTCCGCATGGACGAGGAGGAACTCAACCAGTCGCTGCTTCCTCTGTTCGGACTCGAAGATACGCATTGCCTCGCATACGACAACCCGGTTCCGTCCGACCGACAGTTCGAGTTGACCGAGCGAACGGCGGCGGTCGCTGGTGGGTGGAGGACACCGAACGAGGCTAGGATCGAGGAAGGCATGGAGCCGATCGAGAACGACTTCGCGGACCAACTGCTCTACTCCGGGCAGCCGATCGGAGCCTCAGCCGGTGGCGCACCGTTCGCGGATCCGTTCTTCAGCCGTGCCGATCGAGAGGATGAGACCGGCAGCGAGGCACCGGAACAGGCTCCGGCGGTCGCTCAGGGTCTGAACGGTGCCCAGGTCGCCTCGGTCGTCTCTGTTCTTGACGGAGTCTCTGCCGGGTCGGTCAGTCCCATTGCAGCCATCGAGATCATCACGGCGACGGGACTGGATCGAGATCAGGCGGAGCGCATGGTCAACGCTCAGCGGGACGCGAAGCCTGCGGCAGAGGTCGAGGCGGAGGCGGAGGCGGAGGCAGAGGCGGACGCAGAGAAGGCGATCGCGACCGCATTGATGAAGGGCACGATCACCGACTACTGTGCGGTGAAGAGCTTTCAGTCGCTCGGCATGACGCGGAAGGAGTCCGAACGCCGGGTCAAGATGCTGAAGGTCAAGGTGCAGAGGATGCCCGGAGAGCCGGAACTCGACTGCATCGAAAGAGGCATGGAGGTCTTGACGGCGGAGGGATACGAGCGGGACCAGGCTTACGCGATCGCTCGCTCACAGTGCGCCCAAACCAAGATGGTGGTGCGTCGTCCCGATGACCTGTACGACACGGCAGAGGAGGCGGAGGCAGTCGCCCAGGCCATCGGCTGCGAGGGATTCCATACCCATGAGGTCAACGGTCGCACGGTCTATATGCCCTGTGCCGAAATGAGCACGTACACGGAGTTGACCGGCGCGGCTCACACTAGCGACGACGACCTCACCCTTGTGAACGAGAAGGACATCGAGGACATCGATCTTTCCCCGACGCAGGAGATGCAGGACTTGGCCGACCGTGGCCTGAAGCTCCGCGAGGAGCATGGACGAGGCGGCACGATGGTCGGCGTGTCCCGTGCCAGAGACATCCGGAACGGTGAGAACCTGTCGCCCGAGACCGTGCAGCGGATGTCGAACTTCTTCTCTCGGCACGAGGTAGACCTAGACGCACCGGCAGCGAAGCCAGGCCATCCCGAGTATCCGTCGGCGGGCGTGATCGCATGGATGCTTTGGGGCGGTGATCCGGCGGATCCGAAGGGCGCGGGTGCCGCGTGGTCCTCTCGAA